CCTAGGCGTGTGTTTTTTTGACCCCGGGGGCCCCCTGGGGGCTTTTTTTCAGATATCGAAGGTGAAATCCTTCGACTTTTTTTTGCTTTCCCAGGTCAATAAAAGTCTATCTTTTTTTTCCACACCTGGGGGGTTTATTTTGTCTCACTTGGAGTGACTATGGTTGTCTTTGGATTCTCGTTTACTGTTATGGGCTACACAGTTCAGGGCAGCTTCAGCAAGAATGGATCCTGTGATGGATAATTCAAAACCATCAAATCTTCCACTCGCATTCCGTGGAGCTCAGGAATATATCGCTCATCTAAGGCAGTCCGGAGTGCCTTACTCCATCACACCTGACTGCTGCGAAAAGTCTGGGAAGCGCATTGGTATCAACGTCGGCGTTGACGCATCCTATAATGAGGAATGGTCTAAGTGGGTCGTGCTCAACTTTCGGGAATCAGGCCTCAACAGTCTCGGATACACGACCCAACATACCATGATCGAAGAGTTCTCTGCCAAGGCGTCCATTTCTATGGGCGCCTTGGCAGAGAACCTATCCCAGTGCATCGCCGGCAAAAAATCATTCGAGGTTGTTACCAAGGACGGTGATTTTAAAATCCTACAGTTTAAGGGTCGATACTCATTCTAGACCCAGAGAAAAAAACAAAGCCTCTCACCAAAAAGCAGGAGCGGTTTGCTCAGTCGTACGCCAGATATCTTAACGGCGCACTCGCAGCGCGCGAAGCCGGAGTGCCCGAAGGATCGGCGGCTCGCCAGGCTCACAAGTGGCTCAACGACAAAAAGTACGAGCACGTGCTCGAGTATGTCGACGAGCTGCTCGCCGATGATGCGGCTCAGCGCAAGATCGATTTCGATATCCTCCGTCAAGGCATCCGATCGCGGCTGACTGTCGACCAGTCCGAGTACTACGACGAGAACGGAAAACCACGGAGTCCGACGGAACTGCCTCAGGAGTATTCGCAACACATTCAGCGGTTCACGTATTCCGAGTTCGAAACCCTGAATTCTGAAGGCGACGTGGTTCAGTCCGGAGTTAACTGCACCGTCGCTCTGACTAGCAAAACAAAGAGCCAAGAGCTGCTCGGCCGCCATTGCGGATTCTTCTCGCGAGAGAGCATCAAGGACCAATTCGATGATTACCTACAGGCCGATCAGGAGTTGGAGGGAACGCTCACCCAGATCGAAGACGAATGGGAAGACGAAGACGACGGCGAAACTGCCGACGAGACGTCCCCCGACAACCTGGACGAATAACGAATCTCAGGCCGACAAGGCTCGACGCTCACCCTCGTTCCGGAAGCGACTTCTCAAATCCCTCACAAAATTTCAACGTAGGGTCCTGAAGTGGCATTGGCCATTCTGGGCTCGTAAAGACCAGAGGGCTCCACAATGGCTTTGGGATGTCTGGCTGATCCTGGCCGGACGCGGCTGGGGCAAGACTCGGACTGGTGCGCAGTGGGTCCTGGAGAAGGCGCAAGAGAATCCTGGTTGCCGGATTGCTCTGGTCGGGCGCTCCTACAACGACGTCCGCAAGGTGATGATCGAGGGTGACTCGGGAATCATCGCCTGTAGCCCTCCCCACTTCAGACCAGAGTGGAAGCCTGGTAACCAGGAAGTAATTTTCCCGAACGGTTCGATCGCCGAAGTCTACGGCGCAGAGAATCCGAACAAATTGAGGGGACCGCAGCACCACTTCTGCTGGGCTGACGAACTCGCCGCCTGGAGATTCCTTCAGGATACGTGGGACCAAATCGGTTACGGCCTACGGCTAGGAGTCCATGAAGGAATCCATCCTCAAGTAGTGGTCACCACCACACCGCGGCCTCTGACAATCCTACGGGCGATGGCTCAAGACGTGCGAACTCACGTCACCACCGGCTCTACTTTCGACAATGCTCGCAACCTAGCAGCGGCAACTCTGAGGAAACTCAAGCAGCTCATCGGCACCGACGCTGCCGACCAAGAACTCTTCGGGGTCATCCTCGACCTTTCGCGCGGTGCTCTCTGGCAGCAGAAGCAGATCGAGGCTCTCACAATCGGGAGAGATTTGCTGCCAACCGCGTTCCAGCAGGTTGTGGTTGCGGTCGACCCCGGAGAAGAGGTCGGGGCAGACAATGACCCTACAGGAATACTGGTTGTCGGGCTCGGCTGGGACGACATTGCCTACGTGCTCGAGGAGCACACAGACAAGCATTACCCAACCCAATGGGCCGATATTGTAATCAATCGAGCTGCCCATTGGGACGCCGACGTCATCGTCGAGACCAACAAGGGCGGCCAGATGTGCGTCGAGTGCTTGTCCGCCGCCTGTGTCAGACGCAGCCTAGACGGAACGCCCTCATGGGTTCCAGAAATTTTCACGGTGAAGAGCGTGGCCAGCAAAGGCGCGCGCTCTGGCCCCACGTCCATTTTGTATCAACGCGGAAAGTTCCGACACTTCGGTTCGTTCGCAATTCTAGAAGAGGAGATGACAACATTTGTGCCTGGCATAAAACCTGTAAAAAGCCCCAACACCCTGGACTGCCTAAACATGATTGCCGCTCACCTCTTCGGTACCCTCGAGGGATTGGACGGCGGAGTGCTCATGACCATTAAGCCGCTAGGACTCTAATGTACCAATTCACCGAATGGCCAGCGGAGCCAGACAGAATTGGCCGGTACCGGTTCTTCGAGCAGCTATATGATGGGGAACACGAAAAAGCCTTTGAGCGGAAGATCTATAAGCCGCGCAGCCAGGCTGGTGGTGACGGGCTCACGTGGCTCGAGTTTGACTATCCTCGGATTATTGTCGACGTGGCCACGAATCTGCTGGTCAGTGAGCCGCCCGTAATATCGTACGCTGACAAGACCCTCAACGAAGCTCTCAAGAGAGTCACGAATCGCTCACGCTTTAGCGCCATTCTCATGGAGGTCGCTCAGGGTTCGGCAATGCGAGGAGACGGTGTGTTCGTTGTCCGGAATAGTGCGCGAGGTGTGGTTATAGAGCCACAGCCCGCCTACAGCTACTACCCAGAGTTGGACCCAGACAACTGCCGCGAGGTTCTTTCCGAGCAGCTCGCGTGGACTCGAGACTTCGAAGGCCGCCAAGTGCTACGGGTCGACCGATACGAGAATGGCCAGATCGTCCGCGAAGCCTACTGGTTCCGACGCATGGCGGTAGGTGCGCGCATCGCAGGTACGGTTCTATCCAGAGTATTGGGTGGCGACGAAGTTATTCCGACCGGACTCAAAGACCGCAACACTATCGTCCACGTACCAAATCAGCGCAAGGATAATGATTTCTTCGGCAAGTCTGATCTGGGCGGTGGACTCCCGAGCCTATTCGGTGAGATCAACTGGAGAGCCAGCCAGATTTCGAAAATCTTAGACCGGCACGCAGACCCGAAGATGTCGGGCCCAAAAATCAAACTCCCGCCGGGCATGGAAAACCTCGACCTGTCCCAGAGCAACTACTTTGCTGTGGGCAAAGACGATCCGGCGCCGACGTATCTAATTTGGGACGCGCAGCTGATATCAGCTACCGAGCACTACAAGAGACTCGAGACTGAGATTCTGCGGCACTCTGAAACCGCTGCGGTCCTTGCCGGAAAGATAGAAGGAGCGCGATTCGATTCGGCTCGAGCGTATCGCATCCAACTAGCTCCAACTCTGGCTAAGAATTCCCGCAAGCGAACCCACCTAGACCCCGCCGTCAAGGAGACGCTCCGGATCGCAGTGGCCATGGAACTTGGAATCAGATTCGAGGACGTACCCGATCCATCCGTGCGGTGGAGAGATGGTCTGCCCAAAGACACCGCTGAAGCCAGCCAGACCGAGAACAATCGGATAGCGAGCAAGACGAGTTCCAGGCTCTCTTCGATACGCCGCCTCGACGACTGCGACGAACCGACCGCGCTCGAGGAGCTGGAGCGCATCGCCCACGAGCAAGAAAAATTTGGAGCGGTCGAGATGCCACCGACCACTCCTGAGTCAGATACGACTCCTGAACCCGAAGACGAAAGTGAGATAGACGAGTGAGCGACATAGTTCCAAGCCCGGCACCAGCGGCCGCAGATACAGCGCCAGCACCAGAGCCCAAGACTGAGACTGCAGGAGCGGCAATCGATCCGCCTGCTGCTACACCACCGAAACCGGATGCTATCTCTTCAGAGCTTCGCAAGTCAAACAAGGAGTTGCGGGAAGCAAAGCTGCGCCTCGAGGCCTTCGAGAAAGCCGAAGCAGACAGAGCTGCAGCTGGTCTCAGTGAAGCCGAGAAGTACAAGCTTCGGGCCGAAGAACTTGAGTCGAAATACTCAGAACTCGAAACACGAACCGCGAACAAAGAGAAACATCTAGCTTTTAAGCTCGCTGCAACTGCCGCTGGTGTTGTTAGCGTTACTGACGCCCTGAAGCTGGCCGACCTATCCGCCCTTGACTTCGACGACAACGGAGAGGTCATCGGAGTTGACGAGACTCTCGACGCTCTTAAACAAAATTCGCCCTACCTTTTCCAAGCACCGAAACCACCGTCCACCAAAGGTGGCGGAAACCCAGCCAGTGGACCACCCAAGTATTCGCCAGAACAGATCCGCTCATTACGCGGCAAAGCGTTCGACGATTTCGCACGTGATGTTCGACTCGGCCGTATCAAACTCTAGGAGACACAATGCCAATTTCTAATACCGGAAGCGTACCAGATTCCACAGAGAAAGTTTTTTTCGACACGATGCTCATGCGGCACGCAGAACCTCGCCTAATCCACTCTGAGTTCTCGGAAGAGAGCGAATTTCCGGAGAACTCCGGAGACACGGTAGAGTTTCGCGTCTTCGACGCTCTGCCGACCGCAGACGATACCCTGATTGAGGGAGTTAGTCCAAACCCTGACGAGCTCGGAAATACCAAGGTGCAGATGACAGCGGTCCAAGGTGGACGCACCGTCGCCATAACCGATCGCCTTGAGTACACGTCAGTCGATCCAGTTATGAACGAGACGACTCGTCTCCAGGGTGACCAGGCTGGACGAAACATCGACGCACGCTTGCGTGACGGTCAGAATGCTGGCACCGCCGTCTATAGGCCGAACAGCCGTCTGACGCGGGGGGATATCACTGCGACCGACATTCTCACTTTCGATATGTTGGACCGGATGGCGACTGGCCTAGAGGATGCTAGCGCGCCCACGTGGCCCGAGCACGGGAACAGATATCTAGTGGCTCTCAACCCGAACGCCGCCTACGACCTGCGCCAAGACGCGATGTGGAAAGATCGCGTCAAGTCGAACCCTATCGACCCAGAGAACAAGCTCGCCGGCAACTATCTCGGAGACACTCATAACTGTCGATTTTTCATCAGCCCAGTCACCAAAGATTTCGGCACGGTCGGGAGTGAGGGAACTCGAGTCTTCTCCACTCTCATGATGGGCAAGGGCTACTATGGCCACGCCTGGCTGAGCGCGATGGAGTCGGTTTACGCGCCACCCGTTGACCCTCTCAAGCAGATCTCACACGTAGGGTACAAGTACGACCTAGCACACGGTATCAAGCAGGACGCCCATGCTGTCCGAGGCGAGCACGCGTGTACACTGCGGCCTAACTAATGAGCACTAAGGATGCTCTGGGAGAGCAAAACCACGTCTGGATCAAAATAATCGAGAACCCGATGATGAAACCCAAGTGGCCGGCGGTACCAGTACGCGTTAACGACTATCTAGCTGTTCTGCCGAGGGGTCAGAAGATTCTCGTTTCTGAGCCGCTTGTAGCTAACCTGAGATACGCCAGAGACTGCGGTAGGAATCAACTCCAGTTCAGCGAGATGGGAATTCTGGACCCAGACCAGGCCCACGCTGTACGCCTACAGGACCAGACTATCGTATACCCACGCACCTGCGCCACTCCAACACACCACCAGAAGAACGCTTCCAGGAAAGGCAAGTAAAACATGAACCTCGATAATATTCTAAGCCAGAGCTACCGCGACGTGTTCAACGCGATCGAGGTGCTAGCTCTGAACCGTCTGACAAACTCCCCCGACCTGGCGCCAGGTACCGATACCAAAAAATTCAAGGTAGGTGCGTTCAGCTACATGCTAGATGGAGTGGTCTACAATAAGGCGTCCGCAGACGATATCGCCGCGCCTGGATTTTCCACCGAGGCCGCTGAGTTCCGAAAGGTGCTACTCTGTATCGACTCAGCCGGTACCATTACCACCGTTGGCGGTGAGATTGCCGCCTCTCAGGCTCTGGCTGAGGCTCCAGAGCCAACTGCCGATACGCTACCGATCGGAATCCTCGAGCTACCAGCCTCATTTACTAGCGGTTCAACGTCTATTACCTCTGGCATGTGCAAGGATATCACCCACTCAATCAGCGTTATTGAGGCCTAGTCAGTGGCAGTACCTCTAGTCGCGACAGTTGGCGGTGCTGATAGCAACAGCCTCGCTACTGTTGCTGGTGCCGACGCATACTTTTCTCTGGATATTCGGGCCGACGAGTGGGCATCCATTGACGAGGATGACAAGGCTAGAGCTCTGATCTCTGCCTCGCGCCAATTCAGCGAGCTCGACTTGATGGGTCAGCCGTATTCCGTAGACCAGGCAATGCCGTTTCCCAGGTATCTATTGGGAGTCTCGGACGGAACAACCATCCCCACGGAATGGGAGATCGCGACGTTCGAGCATGCGTTCGATTTGTACGCCAGACAATCTGCAACGTCAGGAGCGTCTGGTAAGCGCGCTCGGCTGCGCGCCGAGGGCGTGACCTCCTATCGTTTGGGAGACCTATCCGAGAGCCTAGCTCCCGTAAGCTCACAGACGACCGTCGGAGGTTCTCTAGCTCAGTTCAGCGGCCGGGTCCAGAGGTTGATTGACGGTTGGGTACGCAAAACAATGCAGTTCGATTCAGGACGCCACGCAACGTTCAAACGGTGGTGGCCACCGGAGCTGAACCCATGATTGATAGCTACTTCGGCAATGGGGATTACGGGGAGATTGAAATCTATCCACCTACTAGCGTCGATAGCGATGGCGTTCCGCAATTTGGAGCACCTGTGCCTGTTGGGGCTCGATTTCAACTGAGGACTCTGACAGTCAAAGACGGTAACGGAAACAGCGTTGCGATCGATGCGACTTGCTGGACCGATTACACGGTCCCGCAAGACTTAGGTGCCAAGGTTGTACACAACGGCCAGAGCTACCGGATTGCGACCAGACGCCTTTACCACGACCTAGACGGTCCCTCCCATCAAACATTCTGGCTAGAGAGGATGCAGAGCTAATGGCTCTTGGAATCAACTGGAATATCGATGGCGCGCTCAAGGATCTTGAGACTGAGGCCAACCGCACCACAGGTTTGTCCCTCGATGCTATCGAGGACCTCGGAAAGTCGATACTCAGGACCGCCAAAGACGACTGCCCAGTCGACCGGGGCAACCTCAAGAAGTCCGGTCGGATGCGAGTTCGCAAGGGTAAGACGGCGCAGCGGGAGACTGTGACAATTACGTTCGGCGGGAAAAAGGCACCCTATGCGGTGGCCGTACATTACGATCCGAACCTCCCGTTGAAGAGTGGTAAGCACCGCTTTCTAGAGGCCGCGGTCAACGAGCACGCCGGACCCGGCAAACTAGAGGCGGTTGTCTCGCGGAAATTCAAAGCGCGATGACGCTCAAGCAAGAAATTAAGGCCCAATTGGTGGCGCTCGGTTATACGGGCGCCATTTTTTTTGGTCAGATACCTGCCAACGTTGACGCGTGCATCCTACTCCGAGACGAGGGTGAGCACCAGAGCGATCCCACTCGGATGCGTATATACCCTCAGCTCTCGGTATTTATCCGCGGGTCATCTCGCTCCGACGTCGAGACTTTGGCACGCACCATCTACGATTTTTTTCACGTCGACGCCCCACTGGTGTTAGCCAGCGGATATCGAGTCAGCCGCTCTATCACTGGTGGACTACCACGAGACCTCGGTAAGGACGCGGCCGATCTGTGGCGTCGCTCCCTCGACCTCAATCTGACCCAACCAAGAAACACCGAACTTTAGGAGATACCCACCATGGCAGTAGAAGAGATTTATTATAGTGAAGACGGAATAGCAGACGCCTATATCCGCCGGCTAGACGAGAACCTCGCGGAGACCGGACCATTCCTTGGGCTCAACGGTATCAGCGATGAGAGCTTCACGCGTAACGTCAACGAGCGCGAAGTCCTGGCCAACAACCGGAGCTTTAAGAAAGATTCGAAATTCCAGTCCTTTAGTGGTGACGTCCAAGTCGTAGCCAAACGTATGGACATGATGGAGTTCTATCTGGCCGGCGAGATGACCGTCGACGGAAACCTCACGGAGTTCATTGAGGATCCTGACGGTCTGCCTACTCGATTCGCACTCTACACCGTGTATCCGCTAGACGGTGAGAACGGTGAGTCAGGCCTCGGCTACACTCGATACGCAAACTGCCGTTCGTCGAACCTCAATACTCCTCGCCAAACCGGGCAGTACGCGGTCAACACAATATCAATTGATGCTCTGGTTGGGCCAGATGGTTACGCTCGCAAATTCGGCTTTGATGGTGACAGTATCGGGCCAAACTTTTCCGGGGTAACGACCGCTCCAACAATTTCAAGTACGACTCCCACGAACGGAGCGAATTCGATCGCTGTTGATTCCGCCATGAGCGTTGTGTTCAGTGTGGCGATGAATAGCTCAAGTGCCATTGCGGCAATCGAGCTTTACCGCGTTTCAACTGGCCTTGCCGTTCCTGGAGTTGTCACCTATGTCGAGAGTGGAGGCCCTCCGGCTGATACTTTTACAGCTGTATTCACGCCAGACGACGATCTCGAATCGTCTGAGGATTACGTGCTCCGTGTCGCTAGCTCTGCGCGATCGGCAATCGGAAACAATCTTGCAGCGACCTCAACCTACTCCTTCACGACAGCCTAAATCATGAAAGCACCAAAACGACTATTGAGCGCTGGTGGTAACTCGATGGTTCTCGAGGGCAATCTTCACGCTTGTCTCGACTACTCTGCCGTGACAGGCGGGAAGGGCTTCGAGGATGCTTACGCAGACTTGAGGCCTCAGCTAATGACATACGAAGACGAAGGCGTGGACGAACTGAACAGAGTTCACCCGTTCAAGGACCCTGAACCGTGGGCGTGTTTGCTGTGGGGATTGTCCGCGAGCTGGAGATCTGACGAGGGCTGGAACGATTCGCATTCGTTCGGTAGCGACATCGGAGTCACGGTCAGAGAATCCAAACGATTCGCAGAGTTCGTTAAGGCCATAACCTTCGACGAGTACCGCTCCGCTAGACCGATTTTGCTAGAGCTGCTGCTGCTCACGCTGTATGTGCCGGCACCATCGCCGAGCAAAAAAAAAGCCGTCCGCTCCACAAAGCGCTCAAAGAAAACACCAACTGGAACCTCAACTACCTAATCGCCCGCTCTGAGTGGGGATTCACCCGGGACGAATTCCTGAGAGCTTCGCTCTACGAATGGCACATGCTACTAGACGGGTCGTCCCACATGGCTAACCTAATCGAGCAAGAGAAAGAAAAGTCGAAATCGAAATGAGCCGCGTTGCTACGATATCTGCCCAACTGGTACTAGATAGCAAACGCTTCGATCGCACCATTCGCAACGTCAAAAAACAGTTCAAAAAACTAGCTACTGATACTCGAGCCCAGGCCGCTGCGGCCGGTGCTGTCTTGGGTGGCATAGCGGTTGGTCTAGGCTCGCTCAGCGGCGAACTGGACGACGCCGGACAGAAGGTCGTGAAGCTCAAGAAGGACTTGAGCTCGTCTTTCGACGGCTCGGAACTGGACAAGCTCACCGACCAGATACGAACCCTCGGCGCCACTCCTCCGTTTTCGGAACAGCAGTTCACTCAGGCTGCCAAGAGCTTGGCTAAATTCGAGAGGGAGGTTTCCGGTAACCTTGTCAGGATAGGGAATATCGCTGTTGGTACCGGCGAATCATTTGGAACTGCGCAGAAGGCGTTTGCCGGATTCGGTAAAGATAGTCGCGCCACGGCCCAGATCGAGAAGATTCTTGGCATCGACTCCACCGAGCTCGTTAAGTTCGGAGCCGTGTTGGATTCGACCGGACAGAGCCTCGACTTTGCTGGTGACAATGCCTCGAAGGCTCAGTCCGCTCTCGAGCAATTTGCTGACGCGAAGTACGGCGGTGCAATGGATTCTGTCGTAACCTCGTCTGAGCAGCTACGCGGCGAGTTCGATCTACTCAAGCAGGATCTAGGGATAGGGCTTGCTGAGATCGGCCAATCGGTCGCTGGATCAATTCTCCCACTGGCCAAGGGATTGCGTGAGCTATCACCCGAGACGAAGAAGATAGTTGGGGTTGGTGTTGCGCTAACAGGATTTGCTGCTGCTGCTGGTGCTGCTGCAATTGCAGTATCACTAATTGGACTCCAGGTCGCTGCTAGTGTGACGGCGGCTGGAGGATTCACCGTTGTACTAGGCAGCATAACGGCAGCTCTAGGTACTGCCGCAACGGCGGCTGGAGGATTCCTGGCTGCGTTGGCCCCGTTCGTGGCCACAGCCGGAGCAGTCGTAGTCGCACTTGGTTCGGTGGCCTACGCTGTCTACGAGGTCGATAAGGCTCTCAAAGAGTCTGTCAAGGTTGGTGAGGACGCGCTCGCCATTGAGCTCAAGCGCGCTGCCGGTCAGCGGGGCCTGAACGATCTGCTGGGCAAGACTTCAAAGGAGCTGCGCGAGCAGGGCAAGACTGCTGCAGAAGCCACAAACGGGATACTGGCCCTACACCAGAGGATCGAGTTGGCCCGTGAGGCCGGGAACGACGCGCTGGTGGAGCGCCTCAAGGAGCAAGTGTCTGAGCTGCAACAAGCACGCAACGAATTGGCCAAGCTAGAAAAGATTGACCGAGATATCAAGAGCGCTCAGGACGAGGAAGACGCTAAAACTCCAGAAGAGAGAGTTGCCGAAGCCGAGGCGCTCGCTAAGGCCCGGTCAGAGGCTAACAAGGAGGCCCTCGATCAGGAGCTATACGCTATAGATTTGAGACTTGCAAAGGAAGAGATTACGCAGGCTGAGTCTCTCAAGCTCCGTGCTGCCGCGCTCGCACAGTTCGAGGCCGACGAGTCAACCCGGAGGGCCCTATTGCTCGAGACGGCCCGGTTTGAGACAAACGAGCGGAAGAAAGCTGAGTCCGATTCGCAGACTGAGGTCGATAAGCTTAGGCGGGGTCGTCTCCAAACTGCCCTGGACTTCATCGAGTCAGAGAAAGCTGCTAATCGCCTATCTGCCGAAGAAGAGGAAAAGGCCCTGCGTAGGATACTCGACACCTACGATCTCACGGAACGTGAGAAGCAAAGCCTCATGCGCCAGACAGCGCAGGTACATAAATCAATACTAGACCAACAGGCCGCTGACGCTAAAAAGGCCTCTGACCAAAGGAAGGCCGACCAACAGAAGGTCGACGACGAGATCCAGGCTCAGGCAAAGAGCGACCAGGCCGAATTGGTAAGGCTCCAGGACAGAGCCAAATCGCAAGAGGTGAGTGCTGTAGACAGTGAGATCGAGTCGCTCTCTTCCGAAGAGGGGGTCGACAATACCAGCAAGATTCAGTCCGCTCTCAGAGAGAGACTAAAGCTCCAGCTCGAGATATTGCGCGTTGAGGCTGACCGGGCCAAGGCAGCAACCACAAATGCTGATGTTCGTTCCCAAATTGAGCAGAATCTCCAGCGCGACATCCGAGAGAAGATTCGTAAGACCGCCAAAGACGAGCAGTCTGTCCTCAAACAGCAGCTGGAGGCCAGGAAAAAACTGGCCGAGGATACGGCCGGTATAGGCAGCTCGTTCGGTGACGTCTACGACATTTCCGAGCTGGGAGCTAGGCTCGAACAAGAGCAGCAGACGACAAGACGACCAACGAGCCAACCAGAGTTATCTGTACCAGATCTAGAGGTCATCGAGGAACGGCTCAAAGTTGACGTTTCCAAAGTGACAGCGGAGGCTCCCGCGCTCGAAACCGCTATCGGTAACCTATCAGCCTCAATCGCATCTCTACCGAGCGTGTCAGCCGTTGCTAGTATCCCTAGCAGCCAGGCCACTCCTGGGTCCATATCAGGCTCGTCACGGGTCTCACAACCCAGCTCCTTTTCTGGGACTCTAGACCTTCGCGTGACGGTTGATAGTAGTGGCAAGCCTACACTCGAAACCGTTGCTACCACTGGTTTGGATGGTCGGTATTCTGAAATCACTCGCAACGCGAGAGGTATGCGGGGATCGATAACAGTTGCCTAGCGGACGAACGCCGACACTGGTGATAACAGGCGCGTCAGGGACCGTAACCCTAGAGGACGAACATTCAGCGTGGCCACCACCTCCGCTATCCTCAAGCCGCGAGTACCAGGACAGGAATACTCGTAGGTCAGCCTCTGGAGCCGGCAAGACTATTTCTGTGTTTCGACGTTGGAGCGGCGCCGAAAATTCTATCAGGGGCTCGATCCCTCACCTACTAGGGCCCCAACACACAATATTGACAAACCTTCACCGAGCCAATCCACCGGACGTATCCGTAACCTACATGGGAGAAACATTCAGCGCAATACTACCTGTTTACGACGCCAGGCCAGATCCATTTGAGCCGACTGAGTACCAGGCTGAGTTTGAGATCCGCAGGAAATCGTCGTGAGCAGTGAGTTAGCCTGCATCGTCACCGCTCGTGCTGGCGAGACTGTGCTGAGGAAGATCCGAACGAGCCTTACTCTAGTCGGCGACGAGCCATGTCCATGGGAAATTACCCTAGACAACTCGAGCGGTGACTACAATCCATCGTCCTCTATTGCTAATCCTAGGACCTATACGGAATATCTGTCAATCACTGTCGATAACGAATCCGACACACCGTGGGACAGTCCAGACCTCGTCCTCGAGGACTATGACTACGACACAAGTACCGTCACGCTAACAGGACGCTGTCGACTATCTGAGCTCGACAGAGAGGACCAAATAATAGGAGACTTTGAGGACGAGACTGTTGCGAACATACTCACTGCAATCGCAGCAGAATACGGCCTAACCGTTACGGGAGCTCCAACCAGGACTGTGAAAATGTTTCACGCAATTGGAAACCCTCTCGACATGTTCCGCGAGCTACTTAGCCCAACCCATACGTTCCGCATGGGAGCTGGCGGGCAAATTGTGTGCGAATCTGTATTGACCCACGACCCTGGACCGTCACTATCAGACGACGAGGACCTCGAAATTCTCCGATTCAAGCGGACGTCTGAGATATACAACAAGGCCACCGTTGAGCGTGTGGCTGCCTCTGGTGGACTGGTGACTCTATTCAACGAGGGACGATCCGGAGGTAGCTCGTTGGGTGCCGGCCAAGAGGCCGTGTTCTCAGAGCCTACCAGGAATTTTATTATACGCACAAAGTTTGGTGAACGCGGAGAGTTAAACTCTATCGTCCCCTGGTCTGAGGACGGGCCCTTGACTCCACTACCACTGAACCAGACGGCCTGGTCTAGTACCACTCCAATCGTGAAGTTAGTATTTGTGTACGAGCTCAACGTGAGCGCTGCTACATGGGGAGAGTATACGCCGAACTGGTGGATGGAGGTCGCTGGCTGGCCAATATCCGTTGACCCTGTACCTGAAGAAGGATACTCGCAAACGGCGTTTGCCGGAGCTGGAGACCGTCCCTATCCAGAGCCCTTTACCTCGATATCTATCAGCAGCGAATCTGACGCACTTACGGCAGCTCAGGCCCTCGTGGAATTAGGGACGCGTCAGGGAACAATCCTAACTGTTGCGACGAGGCTCAACCCGACCAAAATAGCCAAACCAAACAGCACAATACAGGTTGAGGACTACGAAAGCCAACTCGACGACGAATTTGTCGTTGAGGCTACGACAATATCCGACGACGAATCCGGAGACACCGGGACTATCACAATAGAGGCAACCTACAGTGAGAGCGCGTGACATAGCCAGGGCCGCTCGCAGGATAGCCCGCAGAGAGGCTCGAGAGTCACGGGCTACATGGCGAGGTAACGTCAAATCCGTTAACTCAGATGGGTCGGCCCAGGTCACCCTGCCGAGCGGAGCCGAGATCAAGATCTACCCCTCAAACCTCTTCCCGTTCAATACAGACACCTCTGTGACTCTGCTCAGGACAGGTCGAGGATTCGAAGTCCTTGGACCAAGCGCTTACCAGGGAGGTCTTGGGTCACCGTATGCGCCGCCAGAGTAGAGAAATAGCTAGAGCTCTGAAGTCTGGTTCCAGCAATATGCGCCGCCTCTCAGGTACTCCTGATAAGATTGTCGTAACAGTGACAGGCCAGCGGGCCGACGGCATGTACTGCGTCAGGCGCGATCACTGGCCAACAACGATTGCTGTACCGAGCGTCCCGCCAGACGCCAAAATCCCATGGCCGACACGGACCTCACTATTCCTGGAGGACGGTGACTCGCAAAGGCCGTTTCTCTACTGGCCATGGAACAGCTCTAAACGGATCCTCACCACCGGAGAGATCGTCAGTATCTCAGCCTGGTATTGTGAGCAGCGGGATTTCCGGCGTAGCCAGTCCCAACTGGTTCTGGAACTCGACACCTCATCTCTATCGGAAGCAACGGCTCCCCCCTACGGGCGATACGATCGAAGCTACGAGGACTACAGGATCAAGATAACTGGTAGCTCACTGCGAATTCCGCGCACACCTGGCACTGACTCGCCCATGGCAGAGTGGCTTTTTGATTCGTTGGAAGCTGAGTCTGAGCTCGGGCTCCTGAATGGCACCTATGAAGAGTGGTATGTCGACAATGTCGCCGGAGAACTTGAGGACAACCAAGCGCGAAACCACTATATAGACTTTGCTGAGCAAAAGTCAGTTTGTATCGTTGACGGCAGAATTTATCTAGAGATCGAATATATTATTGATTCGGTACTCGCCACGACCTACGACGAGGGGACAGAAGACGAGTATACGGATACCGAATCCGACTACAACCCCCGGACCATGCTTTTCTGTTTCGCCGCTGACCCTCCGGCGTCCGACGCAGAGTTGCTCTGGAGTTATGAGCTTGACCCTGGGCGAGTCAGGCTGACCCGTTCTGATATCGTTGTGACCGGTGGACGGTGTGCAATATGTTATGAGGACCTTGTCGATATTGTCCATGTGGACTCTGCTACAGGTGGAGACGAGCAGACGCTTGAGTTGACGGATATTTTCGGTGCGAGTTCGATCCCTACTCATTTCGCCGCTAAGATTGCGCCCGATTGGAAGCAAACCTACGCTGACGGCGATTTTCTGTGGATAGGCGGCGATGGGCTGCGGCTCACCTGTTGCAATCTAGGCACCAATTCAGTCGTCTGGAGCCAAGAGGTGGACACCAACACGGCGTATCACCCCTTGGGGTTCGCAGGCGATTCTTTGATCTGCGTCTACTCCGTCAACACCTACGAGACGATCACCGATTACCCGATCAATATCAACCCGAGGTACTACACCGGGACCCCTGAGCCAGAGGAAAGACCGCCGGAGCTTGCCCGTGGACACAGCGAACAAACTGGAATCGTTGCGATCAACAGGCTCACCGGCGAGGAGATCGGGTCTACGTTGTTTGCCGGGACCGAGAATAATGGTTGGTTGGTTGAGTCTGTTGTTGATTATGTGACCACGATTGCCACCGAGACATGGGTCGATATCCAGGGGCCTGACCCGACATTAACTTACATTGGCCACGATGATGAGGAGCATTATACCTATGAGACCGCGAGTCCGTTTGGTGTTTCTAGTTATAAAGAGGTCGTTAATGCTGCCCTTGGCGACTACTTTAACACACTCCCAGTCCCGCAAGCGTACCAAGCCACTAACGCAACTGGGACACTGGTCGAAGGGGATGCTGGTGGCGCTGACTTCGGCCCCTTTGAATCCTTTACCAGTTCTAAGCTTTTTTCAGAGGAATTGACCGGAACATATACCTATGTTTGGCAAGACGAATGGCATGTCAAGTATAACAAGCATCTCAATTCGAGGCTCAAAAGGGGCACAGATCCAGTTTCCCCTGCTAAAGTCGAGGTCATGGTCGCGTCAATGGAGCTTTTACAGCATGACGTCAAGGACTGGGTTCGGGCAGATATCCTTTATTCAGAATTCTCCTCTGTCGCGCTCTTTGACGTTGGGACTTTTGATCTAAACTCGGCGAGCAGTTTAACACAGAGAGTCATTGAGCCTGGGGATAAAGAAGAATATGACCCAATTGTCAACCCTCTTGGAACACCTGAACTAGTAGGAATATATGCTCATGACAAGCTAATCCCTTCAACCAAGCCAGCCTACGGTGAAGAGATTGACCATTTTTGGTCCTTAGAATTCATCAACTGGTTCAAGGATTGGGACGGGGCTAGTCCGTGCCCATGGGAAGGCGTCTATACCTACAATTTCACGGGCCCGGCATGGGATGAAGCTCACCCGATTCAACGCACTCAGTCAGCCGTCTGGAGACCAGGCAACCCACCAACCGCAGAGAGACTGCGAACCCCTGCGCCACCGCTCAAACTGGGCCCAACCTGTGCCACGAGCGACCTTTTGATACTCGGCCCCGATAGTTCCGCGACAAGCATGTCATGGGTGGCCGTTAATTCCGCTGGTGGGATCGAGTGGGAGTCGTCGCTGGCTAAAGATGGATTCCCTGGGTCAACGTTGTCAACAGGATTGGTCGGAGGTGGTGAGGCGGTCCTCACGTTCTATCTTTTTGGTGGAGATTGGTACCTTGTCGTTCTTGACGCCTCTGACGGCTCTATAATCTACAACGATCTGGTCCCAGACGACGGAAGCGACGCTATTTTCGACGCAATAATTATCGACCAAGCGGCATGGTCGCTTGGCTCAAACTACGGAATTGAACTAGGAGAAATTTAGTGGCACAACAGGTTAGCACAAAGACAGGACCTCAGATTGACGACACCGTCCCGGCCGGAGAAAAATCGTTTTACGATCTCCCAACCCACCCGAGAGGATACTCAGCTCTCGTAGGATCCCTACGCAGCACGGAATCAGTTAGCGTGTACCTGCTACAAGGAAAGACGCCGGCTGGGCGTTGGCTGAGTGGCCGTAGCACCGCGGTGGACGTGACCGGAGCGGCAGAAAACGAGGAAAACGAAGGGGCTGGGGAAGCGTTTGGCTGGAATATCACTAGCCCAAACGCGCTCCTCTGCGTCGACAATCCAGGAGAATCAGACGCTGATATCCTCCTGGAAATGACTCTAGTGGGGGTAATCTAGTGTTTCCTCAATTGCCAAAACTAAGAGGCTCAAGCCTAAGCTCACCCGTGCCACCAGAAGACGGCGGCACCGGGGCCACAACACTCGCAGGCGCACGTTCGGCGCTAAGTGTCTATTCGCAAGACGAGATCGACGCGGCGTTGGCAGACTATCTGCCGTTGACTGGTGGGACGGTTACGGGTTCCGTTGAGGTTCGCAATGACTCTGGATCCCCGCAGTTTGTTTGCTCTTACTCTACGACAAAATACATGTCGGCCTACTGTGATTCGGGTGGTAAGGCAGAATTTCGGACCGTTGGTGACAGGTTTCTTTTTAAGAATAATATTTTTGGCACTGATGGAATTGAATTCGATTTGCTCAGCTTGTCAACCCCTGTGTTCAAGGTTGGTGGAGCCACCATGGCTGATTATATAATTTTCAACAGCGACTCTACGGATGGCTTTGCGCTCGGAGATAGTTCCCTGAATAAGTTGGTCCAGGTAAACGACACCGGGATCGGCCTTTTTGGCGCAACCCCGGTCGCTCAACGCGAAATCCTGGCACCGCTCACCGATTCAACCGGCGGGACTCCTGCCACAACGATTGCAGCAGTATCTGGCACCGGTGATGACTCGGGAATTAACAACGCTCTAGCCTCTCTCGTAGCCAGAATTACGTCGATAGAGAGCGAGCTGGTCGCTTCGACATTCATGGCCCAGGCATCTTAATTTAAGGAGATAACATAACATGGTACACATTCAAACACCACCGCAAGCCCAACGCTACTGGGAGCACTACCCGTTCAAAGGGGTGAGAGAGGGAGTTCCCGGTGACAGTCACCCCCAGCGATACTGGTCCGTATCCTACCTCCCCTATGCCTCTCAAGAGGACGCCGACAACAGGCGCAACCCCGGAACCCCGCACTGTCACCTTGAGTTTCGCGCTGACTTGGTGGACCGCTTTTTCTGGGACGACAAGACGAGATTTACATATGCCCTCGACGCCCTAGAAGCCACTGGCCTTACGGAGGCTCAACAGGGCCTTGTCGACGAACTCCGCTCGCAGGCTGGAGAGCCTGAGTACACCCAGACAGAGGCGCAGGTCGGAGAGGCCTTACATTGGTATTTGACCGGCAATCCCACTGAGGCCGAGCTTGAGCAGGTCCCGAGGATGCAAGCTAACCGAACCGCCATGGTCGGAACGGCAGTTTTCGACGGCGCGTTCGTAGTCACCGAACTCCCTACGGAGCGAGCCAGTGAGTAACGCATTGACGCCTCTACAGGCGGCCCAAATAAATCACTCCCAAGCGGCTCACAAACGCGAGCAGGCAGAGGCTGAGTGCCGAGCCTGGCAGGCCATCCTGCAGCAGTCTAGAGAGTCCGAATTGCAGGCGCTAAAAGCGGTTGAGGATTTTCTAAACGTACAAGAACCAGCAGTCGACGACGACCAGTAAGGTCAGCCCAGGAAGGCTTTTCAATGACCAGACGACGCAATCAGATAGACAGGCTCGCTCACCTCGAGGCCGCTCAGCACTCCTACACTAGGTCTCTTGATTCAATCGTTGAGAGAGTACGAATCTTGGAGGAGGCAAACAGGCTTGCTCTCGCTGAGCGCCAAAAGACCATGGCCGTCGTCGGCACGCACGAGGCCGCGATCAGCAAACTCACCTCAATCTCTGACGGGGTAGTCCGTCTACAGGAGCAGCTCTCGGAGGGTGGACGCAACCTCGGTCGTGTCCACGACGTCCAGGACGCGCAGTCAAAGGACCTCCACGATTTCGCCGCCAGGCTTGCGAAGATAGAGGCCAAATTAGAGAACGATGTACCACAGATGGCCCGGTCTGCTGGTCGAGAGAGCTCAGGCTTAGCTGCTGGATTCGGAGCGTCACTCTCAATCGTAGCGTTCGAGCTGCTCAGGCACCTGGGTCTCGTCTAATCTCTGACTTGGAACTTTTGCAGCACGCACACGCGGGCCG